TACAGCACCGGGGCAACCTGAGTTTTCCGTTGGTATAGCGCATGTTGATTTTAGAATATTGGGCGTAACATCGCTTGATGTTGCCGATAGCGAATACACTAAGCGGGGTAGTCAGAATGATTATTTTTTGTTTGTTGTATTGGGTGACGCTGTAGCCAGTAGAAGCCGTTCAAACGAAAATGACCACAGTAACAGTAAATCTATATACAGTGAAAAGCGCATTGATATAATTCGGCCTATTGAGATTTACGTTTACGCACCTTCAAAAGACGATCTTGGCGGCTCTGTTATTCGTGATGAAATAGAGACATTCGCAGAAGCGCTATATAAAACATTGCACGGCTGGAATCCGCCAACACATTTTGAAGCAATGCAAGGCCAATCTGTTTCTTTAACAGGTCATAGGTTCTTTGAATACCGCAACAGCTATTATGTTCATCTGTTTGAATTTGAAGGCCGCGAAGACATTAATATTGAAGACAGTTATAGGGTTCTTACACGCGCTTTCCGCGATATTTCCTTGACTGTTGATAAGGCGTAGATTATGACAAACGTTACCTTTGGCTTAGATGGTGAAGAACCAGAAACTATTATTGTTCCCGGCGACACTGGACCGGCTGGGCCGACTGGTCCCGGCGTGGCAGAAGGCGGAACAACTGGCCAGCACCTAGCAAAAGAGAGCGCTACTGATTTTGACACTGATTGGGAAGACCCGCCTACTGGTGGAGGCCTAGATAACGTTGTAGATGACACAACGCCGCAACTTGGCGGCAATCTTGATACACAAACGTTTACCGTTGATGGTAGGGATGTATCTACGGACGGTGCAAAGCTTGATAACATTGAAAGCAATGCTACCGCAGATCAAACGGGCGCTGAAATTAAAGTATCATACGAGGCAGAAGCTAACACCAATGCATTTACAGATGCTGAACAAACTAAACTATCAGGAATTGAAACGGCGGCAACAGCGGATCAAACCGACGCGGAAATAAAGACAGCATACGAAGCAAATTCTAATACTAATGCTTTTACTGACGCAGAACAGACAAAGTTAACTGGCATTGAAACAGCGGCTACAGCTGACCAGACCGGGGCAGAGATTAAAGTAGCTTACGAAGGCGAGGCTAACACAAACGCTTTTACAGATGCTTTGCAAGCTAAACTTAACAGCATTGACGCTGCCCACTATTTACCGCCAGTACAAAGCACTGCAAACCTTACTGCAATAACAGAAGCATCGCTTACTGATAAAGCGCGCGTGTATGTAGAAGATGATGTATCAGATTATTTCTATGACGCTACAGCGGTATCTGGTGACTTTGCGCCGGATGACCAAACTGGCGGAACTGGTTTTTGGAAGCGCGTTGAAACAGCCGGTGAAAGCGCCGCATCAATAAAGGCTAAGTATGAAAGCAATGCTGATACAAACGCATTCACCGATACCGAAAAATCAAAGCTTTCTGGTATTGAAGCCAGCGCTACCGCAGATCAATCAGATTCTGAAATTAAGACGGCATATGAAAACAACGCAAATACAAATGCGTTTACAGATGCTAATTCATCTAAGCTTGCTGGAATTGAAAGCAGTGCGACGGCGGATCAAACCGGGGCTGAAATAAAGGTTGCGTATGAAGGTGAAGCGAATACTAACGCATACACCGACACGGAAAAGACAAAGCTTGGCGGCATAGAAACTGGCGCAGAGGTCAATGTTGCCGTACCCGTTCAGGATGACGAAGTAGAAATAGTAGCAGACCCTAGCGCTATTAACTTTAAGGGCGCTGGCGTTGTGGTAGCTGACGTTGGCGGCGTTGCTACGGTAACCGTTGCCGGTGGTGGCGGAAGTAGCGGTATCCTAATTGTTAGGCAAGAGGAAGCCGCAAACACTGGCGGCGGTGCTAGTATTGTAGGCACGCAGATTCGGGATCTAAATATTGTTAATCTAAACACCCTAACTGGTGCAAGTCTTTCATCTAAACAAATCACATTAGCAGCAGGCACGTATGATGTTGATGCATTCGCTGCTGGTCACTCTGTATCCAATCATCGTATTAGTTTATTCAACGTTACTGACACATCGATTGAAGCCCTAGGAATGTCGGGCGGATTCCTTACTGGAATAGCGACAGGTGACCTTGTAAGACTTTCTGGCCGGTTTACAATCGCCGCCACAAAAGTATTCGAGTTGAGGCATTTTACTAGCGCCGTTAAAGGTAACGGGCTTGGTGTTGTTGTGAACGATGGAAATGTTGAAATATATGTTCAAGTTACAATAAGGGAAGTGTAGATTACGCATACCTATACATAGCATAATTCACCAACTAATGACACTTAAATTTTTAGGTGTTACAATGCAGATAATAATTTTTACAAAAAGATGTAATTAATGAAAAAGCAACTGAAGATAAACAAACCATTTAGCGGTCACAAGGTAGGTACTGTTGTATCTATTGAGTGTGACGTGGATAGTGTCCCGCTTAATCGTGAATGGCGCAATCGTGTTAAAGACTCAAAAATTGACAATTGCGTTGAATTCGTTGCTGAAAAGAAACCATCCAAAAAATCCAAGCAAAGCGAGGCTAAGTAAATGAGCGCTAACCAAGTAGGTCTACCGCGTATTAACGCGACAATATCAAGCGCTGATGTGTCTGTTTCTCAGGCCCCGCAGCGTGTGTTGTTTGTTGGGCAACAACTAGCAGGCACTGCCGTAACCGGCGAATTACAAGAAGACATCCAGAATGACAATTCTTGGGACGCGCTTTTTGGCGCTCAGTCGCGTATTGCCGCTTCAATTCGGGCCTTCCGAAAACTAAATATTGCATCTGACATTGACGCAATTGGCCTTGATGATAACGGCAGCGCAGTTGATGCGGCTGGCAGTGTGGCATTTACAGGCACAGCAACCGCAGCCGGTAGCCTTACTTTCTATATTGGTTCAAAAATAAACAACGTATACACAATCGCAATAGCGGTAGGTGACACATCAACGGTTGTTGGTGATGCACTCGAAACTGCTGTTAACGCTGACGCAAACGCTGTTGTTGTCGCGGCAAATACCACGGGTACAGTAGCCATTACCGCCCTTAACGGCGGCACAGTAGGCAATGCAATTGGTATCGTCACAGAAGGCGCTGTAGCTGGTGTTTCAACTGTATTGACCGCATTAACCAGTGGCGCGACAGACCCAAGCTTAACTGGCTTGTTTGATGTTGTGGGCAATCGTCGGTATCAAACAATTGTTTGGCCGTTTGATGCTGACCTTACCACCATTACAGCCTTCCTTGACCCGCGATTTAATACATCAAATGCAATTCTTGATGGTGTAGCAGTAACAGTTTCTGTTGATACATTCGCCAATCTATCAAGTGCAGCTGCTGCCGAAAACAGCCAATCACTTGTATATATTGGCAATAAGATTGTGACAGGTAACGCAAAGCAAACTAGCGGCGCAATGACTGAACTGTCAGATGTTATTAGCGCAGAACAGGCAGCAGTGCGCAGCTTGCGACTTGAAGCCGGTGAAAACTTGGGTGACCTTGTTATTCCGGGCGGCGCTGACCGAATTGGCGGCGTAGCGCTTTCTAGCCTGCCTTATTTCAATACACTGATGAGCAACTTGCCTGCGATTCCGCTGGCCCTTGGATTTACGGATCAAGAAGTTAAAGATTTGAACGATGATGGTGTGTCATTCATCGGCAACAACCGCGCTGTAAACACTGTTATTCTTGGCGAAATGCTGACAACCTATAAAACTGATAACGCTGGAAATCCAGACCCTAGCTTTAACTTCCTAAACTCAGTTGACACGATCAGCGCCATTCGTGAGCATGTATTTAATAATCTTGCATCACGGTACGCACAGACCCGCCTAACATCGGAAGATGCGCCAATTTCAGCCAATCGTGCTGTAACAAATAAAACTGAAATTTCAGCTTTTGTAACCGGACTTTATCAGCAAATGTCTACAGATGACTTTATGCTGACACAAGGCGGTGAACCAGCTTTGCAATTCTTTAAAGATAACCTATTTGTAGATGTTGATCTTGTCGCCGGTTCCGCAACAATCATTATGAAAACACCTATCGTTAGTCAATTGCGCAGTATTAACGCTGACATTCAAATTGTCTTTACACCGTCATAAGGAATAAATAAATGGCACAAACAGCATTAGTCAATCCGCAATTGACGATTAATAACATATCTGTACGATATGTAGAAGGTAGCCTTGTCTATAATGATGGTTTTGGCGAGGTCAATATCCGCGTTCATACCGCAGGGCCGGGAGATATTGAAAAAATAGAAAGCCGCGACATTAATACACAATTCGGCATGGTTAAATTTCAGCTCCTGTCAACGCAGGAAAACGCTGAAATCATGCGCGCATGGCTAGCTGACAATGATAGTGGCGTGCCTTTTGGCATTACCCTTTCTGACGGATCATTTAACCGCAGCTTTGCAAACGTAATTATAACAAACAACCCCGACAACAACACTGGCAATGATGGCAACATTGACATTGAATTCGCTACAGATCGCGCCGCATAATAATAAACTACTAAGGAAAGTTAGAAATGGAATTAGAGGTCGTACTAGATGCACCTATTGAGGTGCAGATTAATGGCGGCGTACTTGGAGAAACAGACGTTTTGTTTTTCAATGCGCCGACCCCTGCAATGCGTAAAGAGCGCACAAAAATGATTGGCGTTATGTTTGACGCTATGCTTGCTGCCGGTAAAAAGTTTACTGGATTTGGCGACAAAGAAGAAAAGATGGGGCATACAGATAGCGCTGATGGCCTTAATCTGGACGGGCCAACTATTCTGTCAATGTTGTACGCAGCAAACAAAGGTGAGCATATGTGTGATATGCAAGACATCTTTGACAAGGTTGTTCTTACACCCGGTATTGCTTTTTGCCACGAAAGCAAGGTTGCAATGAATAAAGATTTGTGGCGCAAGGTTGATAATCAAGATTATGTTATCGGTGAATACCTTGCAAATTTTATTATGCCTGCGCTCGATACAATGACAGCGAGCAAGTCTTAGAGTATAATGTTCATGCGGCGGCAGAATTCTTTAGCTGCTCGCCGCATGAATTTAGGCAAATGCCAATAGACGATTTTAACAGCGCTGTATCTTTTATGAATAAAGAAAATACAAGGCGGGCGCAAGCAAATAAGTAGGCGGGCCAATGGCGTTTTCAAGTAGCTGGATATATCAAATTGTTGATAAATTCAGCAGGCCCGCCGCTAAGATAGCACGCGCTGCCGAAAAAATAAGTAAAACAGTTGACAAGACAGGCAAGAGGGTTGCAGCAGCAGGAAAGCGGATTGACAAAACAAGTCAATCAATGCAGGTTCTTGCAACTTCATCTGGCACGGCCAGTAGAAAGCTAAGGTTTACTGGCCGGTCTTTGGGTGTTGTTGCCGTTTCTGCAAACGCTGCTAGCGCTTCGTTCGCTAGAATGGGCAATACTTCTGTTGTTGCATCCAAAAAAGCAGTAGCATCAATATCATCTTTACAATCTAAAATGGGTGAACTGGTAGTTGTTGCCGGTGTTGCCTTTGCGGCTGCGCTGCCTATCAAGCATGCTATAGCTTTTGAAGATGCTATGGCTGACGTTAACAAGGTTGTTGATTTTAAAGCGCCTGATGGCCTTAAAATACTTGGCAACCAGATACTTGAAATGTCAAAAACCATACCGGTAGCAGCAGATGAACTTGCAAAAGTTGCTGCGGTTGCTGGTCAAATGGGCATAGCTGAAAATGACATTGCAGAATTCACCAAAACAGCGACAAAGATGGCAACCGCATTTGGCTTGACCGCCGAAGAAGTTGCTATATCAACGTCCAAAATTGCCAACATATTCAAAATACCTGTGAAGGAATTTGAACGCTTTGGCGATACAATCAACCACATAAGTAACAACAGCGTTGCGTCTGCTGATGAACTTTTAAGGGCGCTCAGGAACAAGGGTGCTGCCGCTGGTAAGCAGATGGGTTTAACGGCTGATAGGTCTGCTGCGGTGGCTGGTAGCTTTATTGCTATGGGCGTTAACGCCGAACGTGTAGGCTCGCTTATGCAAGGACTTGGCCGTGGCCTTAATAAGGTTTCTGCTGAATTTCCAGATTTTGCTTTGTTGGCGAAAAAAGATCCAATCGACGCAATGAAGTTGTTAGGCAAGGCACTGTCAAAACTTAGCGACGTACAAAAACGTGTGCAGCTTGATAAAATATTTGGTGTAGACTTTGCGCCGCGTGTTTCTGAATTCCTTGACAGTATCGCAGGCGGTGACGGCGTTGTTGATAGCATGATTGAACTTGCATCAAGCACAAAGAAAATGGGTTCTGTGCAGCGCGAGTTTGACAAGCGCATAGCGACTACCGGCGCTAAGATGCAAATGATGAAAAACTCAATTGCAGCCGTTGCCATTAAAATAGGAACTAAAATGTTGCCTGCTGTCAATTTCCTGATTGACATTATTAAAAAGGCAGCACTTAGCATTGAAGCGTTTACAGAAAGAACGGGCAACCTAGTACCCATATTGCTTGGCGTTGTGTTGGGGCTTGTGGCGCTTAAAGTTGCAATGATTATTGGTTCAGTTACCGCACTTGCCTTTGGCGGCGCTATAACAATGGTTTCCGGCGTCATTGGTTTCCTTACAACAGTCGTAACGGTAGCTTCTGTTGTTATCCGCAATCTGGCTGTTGTTTTCAGGGTGTTAAGCCTAGCATTGCTTGCTAACCCGATTGGACTTGTCATTCTGGCAATAGCCGGACTTGTGGCGTGGGTTATAAGTGCAAAAGAAGTATTTGGAACATGGACGGGCGCTATTATCAATGTTGGCCGCACTATATTGAAATTCCTGCTAGCGCCCATTAAGATGGTAGTTCAGGCATTTGACTTTTTCGCAGGCACTGACTTTGCAAGTTCATTTGATGCTATATCTGACAGTCTGCAAAAGGCAGGCGCTGAACTGATTGGATTTGGTAGTGAGTTTGATGCGGTTGTTGCAAAAGAACGGCAAATTGCATTGGCTGCTGACATATCGACAAACGCAGGCAAGGCAGGGCGCGTTTCA